AGCCAAGCAGTTTGCCCATTCCGGTCGGAGTGGCGGCGGATACCTCATGTTTGATACGTTTTTGAATAGAGTCCAGCGTGAGCAAGCGACAGAACTTTATGGCAACATCAGCTCCACAGCGTATGAAAAGGGAAAGCCTTGGTTGTTGGAAGGTGGTGTGAAGTATATGCCGGATGATGTTGAGCCGGACAAGATGCAAATGATCGAGACGAGAAAGATGCAGGTTTCAGAGATCTCTCGATTTTTCGGCGTTCCGGAAGTCTTGATCGGCGGCGGGTCTGCAGTCAGTGCGTGGCCAGCGAGCTTTGAGCAACAACTTCTTTCATTCATGACATTCACCCTTCAGGATTACATTGATGAGTGGGAGCACGCAGTTAAGTATTCTTTGATTCGTGAGCGAGGAATCTACGCCGACCATGACGTGACAGGATTCATCAAAATGGATTCAGCGGCCAAAGTTGCTCTTCATTCCAGTTGGGTTCAGAACGGAATTAAGACCAGAAACGAGATCAGAAAGATTAACGGCGACCTCGCAATAGATGGGGCTGATGATTTAACGGCGCAATCCAACTTGACTCCTTTGGACAAATTAGGGACAATACCACTACAAAGTAATTCGTCCCAGACCGATTCCACACAACCTGTGAAGCAATAAGATGAGTACAAAATTAGTTTTTAAGGCGCTGCCCATTCAGTCTGCGAACTTCGAGATCAAAAGTTCCGCAGACGGCAAAACGGCGACGATTAAGGGATACGCATCCACATTCGACAATGTGGATCTGGATGGCGACGTTATTCGCAAAGGCGCTTTTGCCGAATCCATCAAAGGCGGCGGACGCTTTCCGATGTTTGTTAATCACGACCATTATGCAATTCCTGTGGGCGGATTTGACTCTCTGAAAGAAGATGACCAAGGATTGTATGTTGAAGGTGCGATAAATCTCGGCCACCGAGACGGCCCTTCATTGAAGTCTGCCGTTGAGAACAATGACATGCCTGCATTCTCGATCGGCTTTCAGATCCCCGCCAAAGGCGCGATGTGGATTGAAGAGCCGGAAGAAGGCGGCCCAGACCGTGAGATTGTGAAAGCGAATCTCAAAGAAATTTCAATTGTCACGTTTCCTGCTAATCCTGCAGCGAAGATCGACAGTGTGAAATTCGATTTAAATTCTTTCCCGCATGACTTTGAGTCGTGTACGGATCGGGACGTGGAGCATTACCTGAGAGATTTAGGCTTCTCCAAGTCATTAGCCGTGGCCATCGCTACACGCAAGTTTAAGCAGAGTGACTCTGTTTTTAAGCCATCCAGCGTTTTAGATTTAGACTCAATATTCACCATTCCACAAAGGTAACCCAAATGGGAACTCAAGTTAGTTATCAGGATCCAGACGGCACGCTTAACATTGTTAAGTTTGAAGCTGCACTGGTTGAAAAGCACGGCGAACTTTTGACTGTTTTTGAAAAAGCGGAAGAAGAAGCTAAAAATGCAAACGCCCTCTCCGCCGAAACCAAATCGGCTGTTGAAGGCATTGCGTCAGAACTGAACAGCCTTTCAGACGCCATTCAAGAGCTTCAGCAGAAGACTGCCGGAGAAACCGATTCGGACGATGTTCAAGAAGCGCTCGGCAAGCGATTCCTCGAGACTGATCAGTGTAAGGCGCTGATGGAAGGTCGTCAAGGTTCTGCGCGCATGGACATGAAAGCTGCAATCATTAACGCCACAGGCCAGAATCAGCCGTTGGTTCCTTCAGACCGTTTGTCTGGAATCAATGCGGTTCCGAATCGAATGATGACCATTCGTGATTTGCTGCCGACCACAACAACCACCAGCAACTTGGTCGAGTTCGTTCGTGAGAACGTCTTCACCAATAGCGCGGCAACAACCGTGGCCGGATCACCTCAACAGTTTGAAAATGTAACTAAGCCCGAGTCGAGCATCACGTTCACTTTGGCCCACGAAGCAATTCAGACGCTGGCGCATTGGATTCCTGCTTCTAAGCAGGTTCTTGACGATGCACCGCAGCTGATGAGTTATATTTCTGGTCGTCTGGTGTATGGCTTAAAATTGTACGAAGAGAATCAATTGCTTAATGGCACAGGAGCCAATGGTCAATTGAACGGCTTGCGAACTCAAGCAACAGCTTATGTTCAAAGCTCTTCTCCTCACACAACCAACGAAATTGACGTTATCCGTGACGCAATTCGGCAGGCTCAAGTTTCTGAGTATATGCCGGACGCAATCGTTCTTAATCCGCAGGATTGGTACGACATTGAGATTCGCAAAGTTGGTAGTGCGGATGATCGATATGTTATTGGTAATCCTCGTCAGCTTATGGGCTCTCCACTTTGGGGACTTCCTGTCATTGTTACGAATTCAATGACGTCTGGAAACTTCCTGTTGGGCTCATTCCAAATGGGCGCTGAAATCAAGGATCGTGAGCAGAGTTCTGTTGAAGTCTCTCGTGAAAACTCTGATAACTTTGTTAAGAACATGGTTACCATTTTGGCGGAAGAACGATTGGCGTTGATCGTTTATCGCACAGAGTCTCTGATCACAGGCACTTTATAATCGAAAGCCTCACGGCGAAACCCAAGAAGCCTCTGGAACGTCAGAGGCTTCTTTTTGCAGGTGGAAAATGAAAATAAGATTCGTAAGCAACCCCATCACCCCGCACGGCTCTTTCAGCAGAGGCGAAATTATTGATTCTTCTCAATATCCGGAAGCCTTTCTCATGCATCTCGTGCATGATTGCGGCGCAGCGGAATTCATTGATGCTCCTGTCGCAGCTATACAGAACAAGCTCGACCCCGCATTGAAAAGAGAGCTCAAAAAAAAAGAGGATTCACAGTCGCAGCCACAGGCCCGAGCCTCAAAAAAGAAAGCGTCGAAAAAGCGGCCAAACACACCCAAGTAATTTTAGTCAACGACGCATACAAGTTGCTTCCTGATGGCGATTACTTGTATGCGTGTGACAACCGTTGGTGGCGATATCACAAAGATGCAGTCCAAGCGCAATTCAGCGGCAAAAAGTATTATCCAGTTGATGCCGACCGCCAAAACCTCATAGATCCGCACATCGTTGCAGATCTCGATATGTTTGGGGTTGCAGCTTCTTTTGGAGGAGGGTTTGATCCCACACAAATCAAGTACGGGCCGCGAGACGGCTCTGCCAACAGCACTTACCAAGCATTAACACTTGCGTTCCTCCTAGGAGCTGAGTATGTGGTTCTGTTGGGCCTCGATCTTTCGGCAGGCCATTTCTTCGGCGACCACCCACCGGAAATACGCGGCCCGAATGAACACTCCCGCCAGAAGAATGCATTCAAGACGTTTCCCAAAGACAAACAAGTTTTCAATGCCTCCCCAACAAGTAAACTAGATGTTTTTCCGAAGTATACTTTGAGCGAAATATTTGATGATTAGAGACTTGTATGCAGGAAAGCGCAGCAAGAACAGACTGGGAGTTATTGTCGGCACAGGCCCCTCTCTGGATGAGGCTGATGTTAAGCTTGCTCGTGCAATGGGAGTTCCTTTGTTTGGGGCCAACCGAGCCGCAGAGCTGGGAATGGATGTTGTGTTGGGTTGCAACACGCAGTTTTGGGACAGATATTATTTGTGGTATGAAGGCATGAATTGCGACTTGTGGTCCACTCGTCCGGACGCTCTTAGCAATAGGTGGCCTGAAGTTCGATACATCCGAGAAGTCTGGCGAGACGGAATTTCGGTTGTTAATTCTTGCATTCACGCGCACCACGGATCAGGGCCGCAGATCTTTAATCTCGCGTACCACTATGGGATTCGAACCTTTTTACTGATAGGTTGGGATATGCGATACGGCGGTAAGATCTCAGACACAAATTATGAAGAGCCTCGTCATTTTTTCGGTGAATATCCACCCTGCCTTCAGCATTGGCCGAAGACAGGCCCGAATGGCGAGCTTACAGGATTAATCAAGGCGATGGAAACTATCGATCCGGAAAAATATGCAATAAAAGTTTTCAACTGCACGCCAAATAGCGCGTTGACGCACTTTCAATCAGAAGACTTCACGGAGGCTGTTCATGCCTATTGCTCATAAAGAACCTTTGAATGTGTGGTGTGTGTTTTGGGGAACCAAATACAGTCCCGCTTATGTTTATGCGCTGAGAGAGGCTCTGGAAGTTAATCTCAGAGTCCCATTCATTTTTCGTTGTATGACTGATGAAGATCTCCCTTTCATTGATTGCGTGCCTTTTCCGGACAAAAACTTGGAAGGTTGGTGGAATAAGATGCAATTATTTGCCTCTGACACCAAAAGAAACTTATACTTTGATCTTGACGTCATCATCACTGGGAGTTTAATTTACCTTGAGCAATATTTTCAATACAAATTCGATTTTTCTGCGCCATCAAATTGGGCGGCGTCTGGTTTTGGCGGCATACAGTCTTCTGTTATGGCTTGGGATCATAGACCTGACATCTGGGAAGCTTTCAACCGAAACCGAGAAGAGAATGTCAGTTCTCTTTATGGGGATCAAGAATTTATATATCAGTATCTTGGGGAGGATTGGAATCGGATTGAAGGCATTTATTCATTCAAGTATCACTGCCTTCAGTCTCTTCGCGGCGACGAGCGTGTTGTTGTTTTCCACGGCAAGCCTGACCCCCATGAGACCGTAAATACATGGACGTGGCAATATACTATAACCCTGCGCAATCTCATCAGTCTGATCACGGAATTTGGCTTGCTAGAGGCCTTGAAGCGTTGGGACATAAAAGTTATCTCACAGCCCAAAGGAGACCGATCAGAGGAGCTCACATCCATATAGTTTCTGGGCCATACTGGATGCTTCCTGTTTTCAACAGACTCAAGAAGAAGTATAATGTGCTCTGGTTGGATCGCAGCCTTATGCGTCCTGATCCCTTTCACGTTTCTCTCGGTTGGCTTCTTCCGCAAGGAGGAAGAGCGTTCCCTCAAGGCAAAGGTCGTAAAAAGCTACGACTCGCCTCGATGAAGCGCGGCCATCGGACGCTGTGCTTGGTTGATTACGGGAAATCGCCTGTTAAGCCAGACGCAGACACCATAAGGTATCACCCAGACCAAGTGACGCCGACAGAGTCTTTGAAGAAAGTTCTTGAGTGCCACGACGCAGCTTTCGGCGAGTCTAGCAGTTCATTGGTGAAAGCTGCACTGATGGGCTTGCGAGTTCACGCGGCAGATCCCAACCATATTTTAAATCAACCCGATTGGGCCAGCACTCTGCCTTATGCAGACTGGTCAGAAGCTGAAATTTCCCGAGGAGAGCCATGGGCACTATTACTACCATTATTGAGCCAACTGCAGAGCCAGTCACTATTGCAGAGCTGAGTCAGGCTTTGCGCGTAGACCAGAGTGATGATGACGCACGACTTGCGATGCTGATTTCCGTTTCACGGCGGTGGGTTGAGCAATTCACTGGATATTATTTGATGCCCCAAGTTGTTGAGCTTTCATTACAATCATTCCCCAACGCTATTTTTCAGCTGGGTGTTTGGCCAATCATTTCGGTTGACTCTGTAAAGTATGACGACACAGGATCTCCTCAAACAGAACAGACGCTCACAGAAGGATCAGATTATTTAATTGATCTTGTGACTCTTAATGGACAGCTCTGTGCAGTCAATGGGTGGCCTGCTGTTGCCGCCAAGTTTAATCCTGTGCGTATAAGGATGACGGTCGGGCATGCGCTGGCTGGTTCACCGGAGGTCTCTACGGTTCCTGATTTTTTTCGTGAAGCTCTTATGGCCTATGCGGGATATCTGTATGATGATGAGAGTTCTATGAAAGACTTGGCAGAGCAGATCTTGATCCCTTACAGGATGCTGTCGTGAAACAGAGGAAGCCTCTTCACAAAAGACTTCGGCATAGAATTCGCATAGAAGTCGCCACAGAAACTAAATCTGCGACAGGCGCTGTGAGCAGAACTTGGGCTGAACACAAAACGGTTTATGCAGAAAAACGAACTGTCGGCGGCAACGAGTTCAACCCGACAGGTTTGGAGCTCAATAAGATTTCGGTGATATTTGGAGTTCGTTGGAGCGCAGCGCTGGAGCCGATAATTGGCTTGGAGCACGACGCCAGAATTGTTGATTTAGCAACCAACCTGATTTATGAAATTGTTCCTCCGATAAATCACATCAATGGACAAAGACGCAAGATTGAGATCTCTGCAACCAACATAAACGCCGAAATCTGATGACAGGAAAAATCAAACTGGTTGGAGTGAAAGCTACAGCACAGCGACTGAAGAAGTTGAGCGCTGAAGTGCGCAAAAGGCACGTGGACACCTCATTGCGTAAAGGCGCGAATGTCGCTAAAGTTGCTGTTCAGACTGAAGCTCCGGTTGATACAGGAAAACTCAAAGCCTCGATTGTCGTTCGTCGCTCTGCCAAGGATAGTAATCCTGGAGCGACCACGTATCACACAGGAGTGCTTTTGAATGCTTGGTATTTCCCTCTTGTGGAATTTGGCACTTCAAGCCACTTGATTAAGACGAAAAAAAAGAGCATACTTGCATCCAGCAACGCCAGTTCTGCAGGGCCTGCAAAGCCCCAATTTTTTGGCACTGCTGTTAGGCATCCAGGATCTGCAGCGACGGGATTTTTTCGTCGTGGTTGGGCGAAGTCCCGCAAGCAGTCTATGGACGCTACATTAAATTTATTGAAGAAAAGGTTGGGAACCAAGTGAGCTTTGAAGCTTCTGTTTACACATCACTTTCCGGCTCTGTTGATGTCACAGCACTTGTTGACGGAAGGATTTTTCCGTCCGTTGCGCCGGAGGACACTTTGATGCCTTGTGTTGTTTACACGGTGTTGAATGACATGCCTCTGGAAACTTTGAACGGGCCCACCAACTTATCTGACGCGAAATTGCAACTGGATTGCTTCAGCAACAATTATGATCAGGCTCTTGATCTGGTTGCGAAGTGTATGACGGCAATACGCGGCGACATGACAGTCAGACGTGCGACTCGCGTTGTTATTTATGAGTCGCATCTTAAACTGTATCGGCAAACTGCCGATTTTGACCTGTGGATTTCCTCCACTTAACTTGACACACAAAGAGTATTATTATGCCATCAACAGCTATTAAGTCCCAAGGCGCTACGCTTGGTCGAGGTGATGCAGCGAGTCCGGAGGTTTACACGGCAATCGCTAACATCCAGTCATTTAACCTTTCCGGCGTCGAGGCGAATGATATTGACGTTACAGACCTCTCGTCTACAGGAAAAGAATTTTTGCAAGGGCTGGAAGATCCTGGCTCCGTGGACATAACAGGGTTTTACGACTCTGCCAACACATCCCACCAAGCTATTCGGGATGCTGTCGGTGGATCAACAGTGACCAATTATCGAGTCACTTTGAGCGATTCATCAACCATCACGTTCGCGGCACTGGTGCAGTCTTTTGCATTAGACATCGCTGTGGATGGAGCTGTTGAATTGAGCGCCACACTGAAAATATCCGGCGGAATTACATACGCCTAACACCCACACTAAACACCAAAAGGTTTTAATATGAAGCAAGTGAAAGTCGGAATTCCTCGTCGCCAAGGTCCATTCTCTCTTGAGAAATTGAGGATTGCGGATCTTGACACGTTCGTTAATAAGACGCAGACTGCGGGCCTCGGTTCTCAGATGCTCACCTTGCTGACGTTGACTTTGGTTGACAAAAAGGGCAAGCGTGTTTTTGATGACGAGGAGCAAGCAGAAGCTGCATTGGGCGCGGCTTCAATTTTGGATTTGGGAATGCAGTCGTTTGAGTATAGTGAATTGAACAAACTCGCTGACATAAGCAAGCGATTAGAGGCAGCCCAAAAAAACTGATTAAAGACCCACTCCGGCGGTCGATAAATCGCACAGCGAGGAATCGCGGCGTTGGGGTGAGTCAGCTTAATCTGTCAGTTGAGGACTTTATTGAATCAACTGCCTTCGACCAGATAGATCCACCACAATCTGAAAGGTTGGAGTTTATGCTTGCGAATCTGACTTCCATTCTGGTCAATTCGTTTTCGAAAAGGAAGACGAGGCCTTCGGACTTTATGGTTGACACGCTCTTGGCCCGAGAGCATGAAGCCAACGCCGATTTGGATGAGAAAATAATGGCAACTTTTAAGGGGATCAAGAGTGGCGAGAGGTAGGCTGGGCAGTTGGTCTGTATC